CTGAGTTGGCTTTCCAATCACCTTCCCAAAGACCCTTGGCAATCTGGAACCCTCCAGAGTCTCCCAGTATAAACGTTCCAGGCTCTCGGGACCGCACCATGTCTTCTGACCAGTCTTGTTTAGCAAGATCGAGATTTGCATGCCCTCCAGAGTATAAGGACCAACGGTAAGGGAAAAGTGCTTTGGTAGAGTTAAGCCAATTAAGTTGCTCCATGTCACTAAGGCCTTGAGGGAATCGTGCCGGATCGACATATGGCTCATTTCGTTGCTTTCCTACGAATGTAGCATAGAACCCGCTGATGGCCGGAAGGAATACAGCGTAGTCGTTTTGTTTGGCAGTTAAGTTGTCTTGAACAACAAGATCAGTCATTATTTGCTTTGTGCTGGTAATAGATATTGATACACTGCTAGTCCAGAATCAACTGTGATTTCTGCGGCACCATCATCAGAGATGCGTACTTTCTTGTCACCAGTCAAGTCCATGATACTCACAAACTGTTTGGCAGGCCAAGCCCATGCACGTTTCAATTGGCCACCGACCCCGGGATGGAACACAAAGTTGCCTGAGTGAGTAGAGTGGTCGCCAAAGAAAAACTTGAGGTCACCGTTTTCGGTCTTGGCCTGGAAGTTGGCTTCTTCTGCGTTGGCACTCATTTGCCACTTCATTCTTTGAATAGCCGCATTGGTTGGTTCAAATTCAATATGCCATGTCACTGGACGAATCTTGGCAGTCTTTAGTTTTTCGTTCACAATGCCCGAAGCCATAAAACGATAGTTGTTTTTAAAGTCACCAATTTTGTTCTCAAACGCAATACCATCTGGCTCACCATCAGCACGTTTGGTAATGGCAAGTTTGGCATCTTCTTTGTACTCTTGCAAGTTCAACAAAGTTTTTAGTTTGCCCAAGTTAGGCATGCCGAATGTGCCCACAAAGTCTGCCGCAGGGTTGTGGAAGTTGCCGCGAATGACCACACTCAAATCTTCTGCTAAGCCAACAATTTCAGTTTTGCTGGTATCTCCAACAATCTTGATCAAGTCGATGCAACCGAGGTCGTAAGTGTGTTCTACCAAATCTAATAAGTAATCTCTCATGTGTTTCTCCTAAGTTTAAAGTATACAGGTTTCAATCTGTCTTTGCAACGATTTTGGCCAATGTCTGGCCACCTCGTATGCTGGCAATATCGCCGGGCTTTCGGAACTCTAACCAACTAACATCACCTTTACCATCGTATGCTTCGATTAATTCAAATCCAAGATCAATAGCGTGTTGTTCAATCAGTCTGCGTGGAGTATACAACATCCATGTATGTTCAGCACGTATCACACCATGTGCAAGATCGCAGTTGTTGTAGGTCATGATAACCATGCCACCGGGTCGTAATTTTTCATAAAACTCGTTTAGAAATTGACATATGGTGGGCATTGGTTTGTGATTGAAATAGTGATAAGCAAATATTGCACCAAATTGATTGTTGGGCAAAGATCCCAAAATTGGACCATTAGCCCAGTCATTGATCACATACTCGCGCAGCCTACGTTGATATTCTGGGGTAAATTTACTCACGGCTGGTTGTAGCAATTCTTTGTCGTGGTCAATCACATACAGTGGATCCATGGGCACCATATCTTCAATATATGTTTCAAGTCCAGGACGTATGATCATGCCTGGTATGCGCCAGTCAGTTAAATTTTTAAGATGCGTTCTTAATCGCATGTCATCATCACTATCGATTCCCAGGCGACGTTTCAGTATCATATCCGGATTATCGTGTATCATTTCTTCACGATACACATGTAAACTGTTGCTTAGGTATTCTTGTTCTTTAAGAACAATTTCTGATCGTAAATTGTCTTTAAGAGATTCTACCTGTGCAGAAAATTTTGCAATATCTTTAGATATATCGTCGTATGTTTTTGTTATGCTATCACCAGCAGTTTGGTGTTGATCGGCATGTTCAGTGATCATATGAGTGATGTGGTTTAATTTAGCCACAGCGGTGCCACACTCACCTGCAACATCAAGTGAATCAAGTAAATTTAATTGTGCAACAATATCGCTTAGTTTCATTCAAAATCAAACAAACTAGTAAATGTATTTTCTGTGTTGGTTGCTGATGCTAGATCCCAGTCTAACACGCCCAACAAGTTGTCAACCTTGCCATCCACCACAGTGGCTTCCATTTCGCCATCATCAAATGGCAACGCAGTAAACCATGTGGGCAGTCGTTGTTCATCTGTGGGATAACCAATGCTGGTCCACCCAAGTGCATTTGACTTGAGTTTACACACAATAGTTTTCATACCATCCACGATTGCCATTGAATAATTGTCGCCATTCATCTTGCGCATGTTGTTCCAGTTGATTGCCGCACGTACATGGCCTGGCATGTTGGCTTTGCCTAATCGTGTTTCTTCTGCCGCATACTTGGTCAAGTTGTTCACACGCTTGGGGCTACCTTTTTCCCAGCCTGGACGTTCCATGAACTCGTACTTGAATTCTCTGATACGTTCCACAATCTCATCTTTACCTGCACCTGCCAGCAGTTTATTTAGAATCTCCAACAAGAAGTCTTGAATTACTCGGGGGGTATCACTGCGTTTTAGGTCAAGTCCTGTGGCCTTGGTTTTGCCAATTGCGCCGTTGACGTCAAGTCGTTTGCCCTCAATGTCAATAGCGTTCACAGCATAACGCTTCTTGGTGATAAACAAACCACGGTCTGCCACAGTTTCACGACCACACTTGATCAATTCACCCATGTCCCGTGGACAATGGAAAGCCTGTTCCATGAAGCCAGGGAAACTTTCGTTGACCTGTTCAGCAAGGTTGTCATACAGTTGAATACAAGTTTCTTTTGACCATGCCATCCGGCCTTCTTCAACTTCTTTCTTGAGTACCGGCCATGCGGAGAAATAGCACGAGTCTGTGTCACCATATATAACTGCTTTTCCCACATGGTCGTATTCGCCTGTGATACACTCATTAAGATAAGCGTCCATGTGCCTGGCAATCGAACGACCAGTAAGTGTAGTTGACTGTCCAATACGTTTGTCAAAGAACCTACAGCCCGGGTTAAGAATAGCCCCGTATAAACTGTTGAGGTTAATCTTTTTAACCAGTTGTCGTTTGTCCCAGAAAGCAATTTCTTTGGCATCTTTTGCATCCTTTTTTCGAGATTGTAAGTCTTTGCGTTCACTGTACCAACGTTCCAGCAGGCCGGGAATGATGCCCTTCTTTTCAAATGTAAGAATAGTACCGTTGGCAGTGAGGATCCAAGGCTGATTAGAGTCAAATATAATATTCCAAATCTCTGCGGCACTATGTACTGACTCCTCACCCGACTCCCAGTCAATAGTAATCTCTGTGCCACGTTCTTGATTCATCACGGCGGTGTATTCTAAACTGGCAAAGATGCCTTCCCATGCGGCCGCAAAACTTTGACCTTTGGCCATGTTGGATCGGATCAAATGATCGGTCATGGTCTGTCGAAGTTGTCCTACCACAGTCTCTGGGCCCATGTTCATGGCACGAATAGCACTAGGATACAAACTGTTTATGTCCACCGATCCGATCCACTCATGCACACCTTTCTTGGGATAGGCCACATAAGCACCAGCGGCTTGCGTGTCTTCATCAGTAAGGCGTTGCTTGCGATTGGGCACAACCATGCCACGTTCATGTGCTTCGTTGATGATAGCCTGTTCAGTCACAGCCACCGCACCCATTGTGGTCTGAAGCAATACTGTGTTAGCATGTGCCAATTCGTTAGCAAGATCCAAGAAACGTAGTTTCTTGTCTAGTTTGCCGATCAATAAAGTATCTTGGCGGTTGTATTCAATGAATGTCTTGAAGTGCTGGTTGTATAAAGAATCCAGTGTGCCTTCAAATTGTGTTTTACGTTCTCCTAGTTCGTATTCACAAATAGCATCCAGGCTATAACTGTGTCGTTCTTCATAAGTGTACTTGCGATACAGTTGCATATAGTCCATATGCACACGACCAATCAAGTCATAAGTTTCGTTCTCGGCACCAAAGCGTTCAAACACCCGCTTTTTGGGCAGTTGCCCCCACAAACAGAACTTGCGGGTGTCATCTTTGCTGAGTACTCGCACACATCTGTTCACAGTATAGGGAATATCATAGCCTTCACTGTTCCAACCGCTCAGTACATCTGCATCGTCAATCAAGTCCAAGAATGTCTTGATCATTTCTGCTTCGTCAGCAAACAATATAGTGTTTTCAAAGTCTCGAACTAGTTCGTGTGCCGTTACCCAACTCAAATGTTTGGGAGGTACAGCAAGTGTGACCAATTGATCTAGCCAGTCGAGATAGACTGAAATCGCAGTAATGGGATTAAAAGGGTCCGATACAGGTGAGAAGCCGCGGTCTTTATCAAAAGCCACCTCAATGTCAAAAAACGCTGTGTGAAGTTCAGGCGCATCTTGGTCCTTGTAGTTTTCTTCAAGGCATCTAAAGATTGGATTGATGTCGCTTTCATAAAGCGGCTTATGGCTATGAACGCGGACTTCCTTGCGGAACTCTTTGTTATTGCGTGTCGAAAATCTTGATACGGGTGTGCCATAGATACTTTGGAATTTACCGCGGGGATCATCATAATAGAAAATATAATTTGCTGGATATTCTCGATAAACCCGTTCGCCATTGCGGCGTTCTACTGTGTGAATGCGATCGTGCTCACGATCAAATAGTGCGTCAATATAACTCATTGTTCTCCGTTTGTGGCCGGTTAGCCATGATACATGCTCGTTAAGCGAGCGACTCTTTGTTACTTAGTAGTATATTATTAAATTCTGTACTTGTCAAGCATTGGTTTACCTGATTGGTCATTTTGATAATGTGCTGTTGCTGTTGCTCATTCAATTGGACCAAATCAACACGATTGGCTTGAAAAACTGATCTCACCAGATCAGCAGATAATAATCCAAGCCCGGCCAAGGTATAGTTGTACAATCCTTGACTGCCATATCCTAAAAATTTATCAAAGTCTAATTCTCTTGTGAGTCTAGTTTTGGCAATGTCAATAATGTGTTGTGCTCGTTGAGTCAACAGTTTTTTGTTAGTGACTTCACGCCAAAACTCAGTGTCCTCTCGACCTCCTTGATAACTCACACACAAAAAATCCAAGTAGTCATCAAACAATCTTCGACAAAGTCGGTTGTAAGATTTAACCACAAGTGGATCAAGTGTTTGTTCAACAGTTTCAAGTAAACTGGTTTCTACAAAATATTTTATTTGCGAAATAGTATCGTGTATGGCACCGGTTTGTAATGGCTCCATGAAACTAGCACTGAGTCCCATTGCAATGCAGTTGCCAATCCACACTTGATCTAACGAACCTGGATCCCATTGTATAGTTCTAACTTCATGTACCGGCTGTTGGTAAGCATCTCTTAGTTCTTCTAAAAGTTTGTCACGACTGGTTTGATTCCGATCATGAACGTATCCGCTGCCTATGCGATTTCTTGTGCTGATTTCAAAATTCCAACCATGATTTCTTGCTATACTCACTCCTAAGGTTCTCTTGGGTCTATTGTCGTTTTCCAATCGAAATAGTGTGGCCGCATTGACATTAATATAATCTTGAGCGCTGTTTATTTTGCAATTGAGTTTGCCGATTAACAATTTGGACAGACCACTACAATCAATAAACAAGTCAGCGGTGACTGTATCTCCAGATTCGGTCTGCAAAGATTCTATACCATTGAGCCCAACTTTGACTTCCGTAATGTGATCTTGTATGTGTTTGACCCCACGTTTGATTGCATGAGATTTTAAGAAATTTGCAGTTTTGGTTGCATCAAATTGAAACGCATGCCTAAATTTGTTTTCAAGTTGGTCGCCAACTGCTTGATAACTAGTCTTTTCATTGAGACTGTACCATCCACTCACGCTGGCATACTCGATTGGTTGTTGATTGAGAATTTGCAAAAATAATCTTGAATCTAACGGTTCTTGACAACTCACACTATATTCTAGTGGGCTATCAAATTGATTGAACTGTTTTGTCCAGTTTATAAATCTCAAACTGTGTTTAGGCAAAGCATCTGTTGCCAACATAAACTCCCAATCAGTTATTCCACAATCGTGAAGTAATTCATTGAATTTACCGGTAGCCGCTTCACCTACACCAATGGGACCAATACTGGTGCTATCAATTGTGGTATATTGATGCTGTGGTCGTTGCGCGGCAAGATATAAACTTACTAACCAACCTGCTGTGCCGCCACCCACTATAACTATATTCATTTTGTTTTCCTTACTGGTGAGCCTATATATTTACCCGGAATATCTATGTCTTTTGTTACTAAACTACCTGCCCCCACAAAAACATTGTCGCAAATTGTAAGTTTGTCAATTATGGTAGTTCGCATACCAAACACACAATCACTGCCAATTTTTACGCTTCCAGCAATGATTGTTCCTGGGTGTACAATGTTATTGTTTCCAATTTCACAAGCATGACTGATCATGCAATACGGGCCAATAATACAGTGGTCGCCAATGACTGAATTAAAAAATAAACTAACATTAGGTCCTATAAAGGTGCCATGCCCTACCTTGCTACTTCCGTGAATAACCACACTTTCATGTACGAATTTGGCAAAGGTCATATTTTGCAGTTGCTTTATAACTGATGCTTTTTCAATTTTGTCTTTTGTTAGACTTATGATGTATGATGTGTCCTGAGACAGTACCAAGTCCAAAGGTTCAACTATGCTAACGTTTTTGAATTCTTGACCTATCCACCAGGCAAATTCTTGAGCCATCGTAGATTGCTTGTAGCCAATAATGGTTATACTTTTTTTGTTCTGAGTGTCAATCATTAGTTAATCCATAACCCTGCAATAATGCCCACCAACTATAAGGGAAGAACATAGTGCTGGGTGCCCACTTGCCCACATCAGGTTGTTGTGCTTTTTGGCGCACTAATTCTTCTGTTTGTAAACGACTTTCTAGATCACTATAGTGTTTCCAATACTCATTGTCTGTTCCTTTGGCCAAGGTATAATGTGCCAAAGTATACAAATAAATTTCATCAATCAATTGACTTTGTGATCTATTGAATACCTCAGGATTGCGGTTGTTGCTGATGACATCATTGAATCGCATGATATTGTATTGCGATAAAAATAAACTAGTGGCTTCAAGTGGTTCGATAAATCCTGCACTAAGACCAACGGCACATACATTTTTGTTGAATGGATTCACACACTTTTCTGGGGTAAATGTTAGTTTTCTTATTTTACTGCGATCGGTGTTGGGATAATTTCTGCAGTATTCTTCAATAGCGTCTTGATCTGATATATGTTTGGATGAATAAACATATCCAACTCCTCGCCGATTGGTTAGTGCAATTTCCCATGTCCATCCAGCAGACATTCTACGAGTAATAGTATATTGTTTTATACTATCGGTTGATGGTTGTGGGCATGCAATTGCACTATCGTTTAATAGATCTTGGTAAGGTGTGTACCTAGTACCCACTGCATTGCACAGCAATTTTGCCCAACCTGAGCAGTCAACATAATAATCTGCACGGAGGACTTTTCCACTGTTAGTGACCAGGTGATCCACAGCGCCATCACTATTAACATTGACTGTAGCAATGTGATCTACAAAATGTTGACATCCATGCTGTTGTGCTATGGGTTTTAAACTTTGTCCAAATTGCACAGCATCAACATGATATCCATATTCAAGTTTGTTTTGTGGCGGGAATGTGTTGGTGTCTAAGTATTCAAATTGGTTATGGTGTTGTTTTCGATCATATACAAACCAATGCCACCATGATTGTCGATCGTAGTACCAGTCTTGATGATGGATGCCCAACTTCTTAACAGCAGAGCACATTGGCATCCACTTCTCTTCTGTTAATCCTAGTTCCTGACAAAAGAAGTTCATAGATGGCAAAGTACTTTCGCCAACGCCCACAATAGGCACATGCTCACTTTCAATCAAAGTAACCTCATGCCCTTTTACAGAAAGAAAGGTGGCAGCCATCCAGCCGGCGGTACCACCGCCAACTACAACAATAGATTTAGTTTTATTCTTTGTCAAAGATTTTTCGAACATGTTCCATCTGTCTTATTTCTTTGTAGATTCGATAAACACCTAATGGACCACTGTTGATATATACCCATGGAAAAATACCGTGTATCAAACTTTTTATAGCAATAACACCTAATGTTGCACTTTGCCTTAGACTATGCATCAAATGTTTTGCATACGACATTTGTGATTCTGATAGGTGTTGTTGAGTTTTGCTCATAAAATTCAGTCGGTTATCCCACTGGTTTTGTAATTTTATTTATAGGGTCTTGCCCACAGTTTCAAGAATAGTTTCAAGTGTTTCGTGATCTTGTTTTTCTTGCCCAAATGTGGCCTTGTGTGCTAGTTTGATAGCCTTTTTCAAAATAGCAGGCTTGACTTCTAGTTCTTCGGCCACTGCTTTGATAGTATCAGTTAGCCCACCTTGTAGGGTATCAATTTCGTGCATGACCTGCATGCCCTCATTGATAATTTGGGTGAGTTTGATCTTTTGATCGCCGTTGAATGTTTTTGTTGCCATAGAAATCTCCTAAAGTGTTATTATAACAGATCTTTAGGAGATGTCAACTTGTATGTGCTCGTTTTGGGCCGCTAGGTAGCGAATCTATTGGCCCAGGCAGAAGCCGCCCACTCGGTCCTAAGGCTGAGTTTAGCGGCTCTTGCGAGCGTGTTCTCTACGACGTTGAGCACCAATTTGGGTCACATGCTCGATAATTTTGTTACGCACAGCAAATGCTGATTCGTTTACGGCGCCATATTTGACAAATGTTTCGTCAACAAACTGTTTGATACGATACACGTCTTCTTTGGTCTCAACCATTTTCAACATTTCTGTCAGGGGTTTTTTCAATGCAACAGCAATACGATCTTCGGCCATAGCAGGTGCCTGAAATCCTGATTGTGCAAAAGCATCTGGCTTGGCCTTGGTTGGTGTTACTTTTTGTTTATAATAGTTACCGCCAAACCCTGGTCCGTAAGTTACGTTTGTAGGAGTAGCACCAACCCCTGGTGCATAAGTAGACCTTGGCAAGGCAGCAGGTGCTGTTGGTTGATTCATGGCCAACAGTTCATCCTTGGTCCACGGTCTATCAGTAGCAGGATTTACAGATCCGGTATAATCATATGTTTGTGCGCCACCTGTGGTAGGTACAGCAGTTTTCAACTGAGTTTCAAGATCGGCAATCTCTTTCTTCTTGAGATCAATCTGCTTTTTAATTTCTACAGGATTTGACTTGGGTTTGAATATGTTTGTTTCAGCACGGTCAACAGCATCGCCTCCCACGTTTTGAACACCAGTATTGAAGCCCTTGACCCCAGCACGGCCGAGGCCTGTAGTGGCTCCACCTACAACTGATCCCAATGCTCCGGCAGTACCGCCGGTTACATTAGCAACACCACGACCCACCTTTTGCAGTCCTTGGCCCACGTCAGTGCCCACGGTGTCTACTGCTTGACCGACTGCTTGAGTACCTTGTTTGACATCACCGTAAACACCTTTGGCAACATCGGCGGCTTTATTTAATCCACTCTTGGTGGCATTGTATGCGGCACTAGTTGGTCTAGCAATCAATTGCTTGCCCAGTTCTTTGCCAGCGCCACCATATGCATTGATCATACCTGCCGCGGCGTCGCCGGTGTCTCTTACATTCTGTGTAAATTCCTTGGCACCTTGGCCAGCCGCTTTCATTTTGTCCTGCCAGGCTTTCCAATCAACTTCATCAAGTTGATCTTCGTTCACATCATCTTTGCCCCAGCCTTGCTGATCTTCATAACCAGCGTGGAATGCATCAATCCATTGTGAAGGACAACCATGTTTCTTGGCAATGTCTTGTATTAAATTACCGGTAGTACCGCCTTTGAATGCCTTGCGACCTTCATGATACCATTTTGCTTGAGCCGGGTCTTGACTATAACCCAAACCTTCCGCCACACCTTGATCGACGCTTTCATCAAATGCTGATAAACTATCAAAATTTCTTATAATTTGTTTTGCATAATTTGGATCTCTAAGAACATTGCTAGTAAGCGCACTTAATTTACCTTTAGCAATTTCTTGCTTTTCAAAGTCATGCATAGTTGCATACCAACCATTTAGGTATTCTTTTCCTCCAGCAAAATTTCGAATAAATTTGTTAATCGATTGTTTTGCATTTTGGCATATATCAGGTGGTACTGTGTACTTTGTATTGGTATAATTTTGACATGCATACCAGAGTCCCATCATATCCATAACTTTTCGTTGGCCCTCTTCACCGATATCTTGTGCAGCCTTAGCACCACCAGCCGCACCTGCCACAGCCGCCGCACCCAAGCCTTTTAAGAATCCTCTACGGTTTACTTCTTCTAAACTGCCTTCCGCCATGCCTTGCTGTTTGGCGGCTTCACGCTTCTTACGGAAGATTTCACGGAAGTAATCCTCGTCTTCTTCTGGACTGTAAGGATAGGGATTATGTTCCTGGCTTTTTGGCTTCTTTGCCGGAGCAGGTGCGCCGTATTCACGACCTAGGTCGTATACTTCGCCTTCTTTGATAAGTTTGGGAGTGAATAATTGGTCTACTATCATATTATCGTTCTTCTATGTAATCCTGGGAAAGGTCCTGTTTCTGTCTACGCTTTTGAAACAGTTTTACTGCCATGTCAGCATGGTCAATGTTAGGGAAACGTGTGGGTAACTTGCGCTCACCGTGGCGGACTTCGTAACCGTTGTCATCGTCGCCCCAGCACTCAAGGCACGTGCCATCTTCTAGGGTGTATGTTCTTGCTGGTGATTCACTTACCGCCGACATTGGTGCGGCCGGTGCGGCAACCGAGGCTGCTATGTGATCTTCAACTCCGTGTGCTACTTCTGTGTCAGCAGGATCGCCAATGGGTTGTACATCTTGATCCCATGTGGCATTTTCTTCTACATCTTGCTCGTCAACTTCCTGGTCATCACCAATGTCAAGTTCGTGCTTGGCTTTTTTAACCAAGTGGCTGTCGAGTTTGTTTTCTTTTTCCAACTTCTCAAGATAGTCAGCAAACTGCCCCTTCACACGACTAACCATGTCTTCTTCAACTTCTTGCATGGCTTCTTCAAGACTTGGCTTGCGAGGCTCTACCGAGTCGCCAACCATGTATCCATCTGCAGGATGTTTTTGATAGGGCTTCTTGGTCAATGTGGTACTGATATCTGTTGGTTTGAACAAGGCCGGCAACTGTGGCACACCTTTTTGTTGTTGATTCAAACCGTGCCGGACAGTGACTGGGGTTGTCTTACCCTCAATCAAGGCCAGGCGCTCGATTATACGATAGATTGGATCTGTCATGCTCGCTCGTCTTTCAGACTGCTACGCAATTGCCAAGCAAATTTGTTTTGTTGGCTCAGTCGTTCAGCAATGAAGTTGGCAACATCTTGTTTGTTTTCTTGTGTGGCATCAGCAAAACATTGATCTAGGAGTTCTATTAGTTGACCACTATTGGCCAACAATTCTTCAATCATGAGTCTAGCACGTGGTACCTTGGTTTGTCCTTTGATGATTGAAAGTTCTAAAAATCTCTCAAGACCGCCGGGAGCATACTCGCCCAGGGCACGAATATATTCGGCTATGGGATCAACTGCACTGTAAGCATCTTCATAGATCTTTTGAAAAAATTTGTGATATTGGTAAAAATCGGGTGTTTCCACGTTCCAGTGAAACGCATGTGCCTTCACATAGTAGGCAAACTGGGTTCCCAATAAAATTTTCAAGTTATCTGCTAACATCTGGCGCTTTCTTTTTCAGTCGTTTCATCCAATCGGGTGTGTTTGGAGTTGGATTTGACTTGGTTGTATATTTACCTGTCAGCATACTTCCGCCCGATCTTGACACCATGCCCATGGGCATGGCAACAGGTGCTACTCCGCCTGCACAACTGGTGCCTGCAGACGCGGTTTCCATTATCTCATGCATTTTCATATGTTGATTCCTGAATTAGTATGTTGCCTGTTTGATCCACACTAGCAGTACCCAAAGTGATTCTATAGTTGTTGGTTGTTAGTTTGGCATTATCAGCATCTACCAACTCGTAGCGTATTTGATATTGTCCAGGCTCGGCGAGTATTTGTAATGCTTCTTCCAAGTACACATCTTTCCAGATCCAGGTGCGTTCTGTAAATAATTCATTGTTGACATAACATCTGTAGCGTGGGGGGTTTCCTGACCACTCACAGTTGACATCAGCCACAGCAATAACAAATTCGGTTTGCATGTGATATTTAGCAAAATCTACGCCTATATCTTTATGTGGTTTGGTTATCTAGGTAAAATTCCAATAGGATAACTGCGGCTGTAAAATGATTTAATGCTGTGAACACGATCAGAATTGGGATACAAACTAAAATATTTGGGATCAATCATGCGGAAATGCGAATTTAACACACTCTGCCATGCATCAAGTGCAGGTGTTTTTTCCTTCATGATCCAAGCATGTTGAGAACTCCATATTATGGAATCTGCCTTGTCGGCTTGAAAAATTGAATTGTTCCAATCTGGATAAATTATACTTTTTATTATATCTGTTCGGTGTTCACTATATTTAGAGTTGGGTACAAATATACGTTTTAGATCTGGATTGGCCAACAGATATTGATATATTAGGTGCGCTTGTCCATGCACAATTTCTGGCATGTCGCCAGCCCAGTAAAAATATTCAACCACGCGATGGTCAGGCACCCTGGAAGATTTAAAAAAACAATGTTTATCCTCTAGAATCACACAAAACACATCGCGATCAACAAATACATTGGGTTTGTCACAGCCCATTATTACAGAAGCACGGTCATGCGTTTGATTGATCTCGGTGAATCGTTGGGCAACATTTTTATATCGCTTGGTACTCTGATACGGTCCCATGTGACTGATTGTGAGAGTATGTTCTGAATCCTCTATGGACAAATCTTCAGTAGTATCAGTAATGGTTATTCGAATACGAGGATAGTGTGTTCTCACATGATCTAACATGGGACGGATGGCCAGTTCCCACTCGCTGATGTGATTGAAAGGACTAGTATCACGAGATACCTTCCAGTTGCCGGTATGTGCCAAGGGCCAGTCACATATGATTTCATCTAGGTGTATGTTGTTGTTGATGAAACTTTTTAATATAGTTGTGCTGTCGCTACCACCGCTGAAACACAGCATCAGGTAGTCATATTTGTCTCGTAGTTGTTGCGCTCGCTGTCGGTACAAGATTCTGATGTCAACGTTGAGTGGAGTACGCCAATCGAGTGCGCGAAATTGTGCGGTATTGAATTCCCATCTGACATCTTGCTGAGTTTTTGTGGCATGCATCAAGGCGTTGAATTTGAAATTGAAATTCTTGTCGCCCACAATGTAATAACCATTCTTGGCCACAAACGGAACCGTGGCTGAATCATCTTCAAGCTGAATATTAAGTGGAGTCATTGAAAAATTACTTACCGCTGTCGCTGGCGGTGTCGGTTTTTATGCGATTTGTACCACAGCAGTGATCACACTGTCCTTGCCGTACTGTGTCATTAACAGTTGGCGTGCCATTGAGGGATTCTTGGCAAATATGGCCACGTCCATGGAGTTGGTGTACAACTCATTTTTGACTTTGACTCGGGCTTGATATACATGGAATCCGGGTGCAACTGATTCCTGTAGATTGTACTGTGATCCGTTGTGTTGGTGTGTGTATGGTTTCATATTATACTCAAATAGTTTCTTATAACAAATCGTCCAGTTGTTTACTTTGATACTTGTTCAGTCTCTGTTGAGACGCTTGTTTGACTGTTTGATTGTTTGAGTATTGACGCACAACTTGCACATCACGTGGATTAAGTATCACGCCCTGGGTCGGCTCGTTAACATGAATTGCGGCTTTTCCGCTGTCGATTGCAGTAGAGATACCGATTGTACGCAACATCTTGTTGAAGATTAAAGTAGAGCGTGCCGCTTGATTTTCATTTGGCTTTTGCCCCTTGAACTGTTGTACAACTTTAGTCCAAAATGGCAGCATGCTCTTAGATAATCCTTGTAGTGCTTTCCAAAATGTACTACCAAATGCCACACCAGGTGCACTTTGTTTAATATCAGGCATGTTCGCATCGAGATATGATACTATTGAACGTTCGCTTACACCAAACTCTTGTGACAGTTGTGGTATAGCATCAACAACTTTTTGTCTCATTTGTTGATACTGTTCAAGTGGCATTTCACCAACTTCAGTTGCGTGTGTCAGTTTTAATATGTTGATATATGGAGCATTGTCGGCAAATGGCAGTTTTGCGCCTTTGCTTTTTATTGTGATAAAATACTTTGCTGGGTAAAAATAAACGCCTGCTGGAGTGGTTGGATCCTGTGCATTTGGATTAACGCCTACTTTAGGGATCGTGGTCATGGTAACACCGTACTCGCCCAGTTGTGCTGGTGCAATTTGTTGCAAGAACTGAATGGCACCTTCAAACCCTTCACGTCCAGTGTTTAACTCCGGATGACTTCTGCGCTCATCTAGATCATGTGATTCAGCAATGATTTCTGTGACTTTCATCTTATTCTATACAGTAAGTAAACTGTGGTGTCGGCCATGTCACTGCGATCCAATCTATAACCCCAGGCCTGAGCATAGCGTTGAACCAGGCGATCATAGAGATTGCTTCGGCTCATGGGTTTTTGCCCGGGCTCGACATCTTTGTCGGCTGTGAAACGAACAGTTTCGGGTTCTTGCATTTCTATGAATTGACCAATAGCCGTTAACACTGTGGCAAACACACGCTGAGCATCACCGGCTCCTGTGATGTCCAAACTGCGATTGCGCCAAAATTCCACAACCCAGTCTTCGTCACCTTCGACACCAGGATCAGTGTAAAAGTTGATTTCTAAACTGGTACCGTCAGGCAGTCGTGTGTGAGCATTGTAAGTGTCGTTATCACTGTCGCTGTCCCATCTGAACGCATAGGGTTGGTTGAATACTTCTGCGATTTTCATTTCTTACGTGCCCGTGCTCTTCCGGCCTTCATGTTGGCCAACCAGTGTGCCATGCGTTGCTTTTCACCTGTTGAGTGTTTGGCAACATTTCTCAAAGTGCTAACACTGGCTTTGGTATTGACACCTGAGCGTTTGGCAAGTCCTTTGCGGCCAGGATTTCGACCATCAGCAAAGTTTTCCGCTATGTCTTGTTCGCCACCAATCATCCAAACTTTGGCAGGTATACCTTTAAGTAAGTTTGCTGTACCCAATCGTGTCTTGCCACCTATTAACCATAAACCTTTTTCTGTTTGCAAGATGATGGGCATTTCTATAGGACCACCCTTATCAAACAAGGCATTTACTCTTTTGGCTTTGGCAGGTCCTTCAGGATCGTGTGATTCAGGCGACAAGGCATTCAACAGGTCTCGTTTATTATCTGGATAGTTTCTAATTTTTTGACCATGATCGGGCTGTACCACAACTGGTCGACCATGTTGTACGGACTTCATCCAGGCCTGCTTGTTGGGAAAATGTTTTGCCATATAGTTGCGAACATCAGCAGGAACTTGCGGTTGCTTTGCTTGAAACTCAATTTCGTCCCATTCATAATCAAAGTTAGGCTTGATCCAATTTATTTCTTCCGAGCCTTCCGCCATGCGTTGTTTTACCGGCACAAGAGCAGGCACGCTGGTCATGCCTGCTTCTGCCGCGGCTACAGCACGATGGTTGCCATCAATGATCCAACCCGCAGGATCAACCACAATGGGTCGGCTTTTTAATACAGATCCAATACGTGGTATTAATTCTTGAACTTTGTCATCGTCCACCCAATTCACACGATTGTAAGGATCTTGTGCTTCACCATCAGGGTCCAAGTTCAGTTGTGACAGCGGAATAGTTTTTAACTCCCACTCAGGATGATCAGTTATGCTGTACTCAATGTCAAACTCTTCAGGTGCATGAGTACGTTTGACATAGTCAAGCACTTGGTCGGATGCCATGGTGCTGTGCTGACTTTCTGTCAGGTCATCGTGTACAAAACTATCACTAAATTCTTTACATCTTCTCCACAAGTCATCGTTCTTGGTCATTTCTTCTGTGAATGGATGATCACTGTGTTGTGACGGATCCATGTAGCCTGAATAAACTTTTTCAATTCCGGCCTGCATCAACAGATCTTGGCAACTGGGACCATCACGTTCGGCCATTTCTCTGTTGCAAGGACTTAATGTGGTCACAATAATAGCACCAGGCAGGATCTTGCCGTAGCGTTTGTGATAAGCATCTATAGCCATGCGTTCAGCGTGACGACGTGTGCCGTTTGGCCCGGGTGAGTTGATGCCAAACACCTTGCGGTTTTTCATGTCAATGATACAGGCTGCCACTCGGCCATACTTTTTAGGGTTAGCACCATTTTTCTCATGTATCAATTCAATACAGCGGCCCAGCACTGAGTCTAGTCGATCTTGGTCGTGTATTTCCTGTAATTCAAACAAGTCTGTTAGGATCATATCATACCCCAGTCCAGGTTGCCATCAGCATCAGCAAAATTTTCCTGCATGGGAGGTGCGATTTGAACTGGGCTATGACTCAATACCGTTGCATGCCAAACAAAATCGCCGCCTTTGAGAACTGTAGGGCGTGGATTAATTTCTATATCCATGCCTCTGGGTAACAATATTTCATTTTCCTCGGGGAACTCACTGATTTTTTTAACACTGGCCGCTGGTAGTCCTGCAGGCAAAGTCATCATTAAGATCTGCGTTCCCCATTCGTCCGCTGGAGCATCTTTGTTTCTTGGTTTGTGTCTTGCTCTGGAAACTTGTGCAATTTCTCCTTCGCCGGCGTGTATCAGCGCAACTTTAAGTTTAGTAGTGGTAGAAGTATATGCCGGCAAATGTAGTCTAATAGGTTTTGTCACATCTGCACCATAGGTTTCCCATGCTTCTGCTGGACTTTGTCTTAGCCCAGTGTATACCACAATTTGTTGTGGTAATTTGTGATTGGCCAATATTCGATCCAGTGCTTGAATTTTTGCCTGATGAGTTGTTAATTCTTTGACCTTGGCTTTGTTTCTATATTGTCTATGCAGGTAATCGTTGGTATCTACACTACCTCCAGTGTAATCTTGAATATGTGTTAGATCAGACCAATCTTTTTCATCTGAGTGATAGTCTATATCAATTTTTTTGCCCTTCCCTTGCCCAACGTCAAGATCGCGATGCAATTGTTTTTGGAAGTTTTTATCATATTTCACAAGATCTGGATGAGTGGCCTCACCTAGTGTGGTTTCTATGCTGGGGTATTCGCCAAGAAATCCTTCCGCCACACCCGGCTTGACATGTTGTTGAACACTTTCCGTCATGACCGGCACCACTTCAATTTGTGTCATGTCTGCATCAGCCGGTCCATTTTGTTGCAACCACATGGCGGCTATTCTGTTGGCATCTGCTTGACTGTTGCCCACGCCACGGAATCTATACAGTTCTTGACCGGTGTCAGTATCTAGGATGCGCCACTGTCCACTAAAACTATTGCCTGCTGGTGCTGAACTGGCGCGACCTGTTGCACCATACACATTGTCCGAAGCCTGTGGGAAGTTCTGTGCCACATCGGGTGCTATATCAACTATGCCACCCTGCTGTTGATCTGCTGTGGGGTTGGTGCCAAACAAGTCTCTGAATGAGTAATCAACATTGCGGCCATCAGTTCTGTCACTGCGCTGATCTACGATACCAGACGCATTGATCGCATCTGGATTGAATATCACCTGCAGGCTCAGTTGACTGGCATCAACACCATGTCTGCGGGCTGTGTCGGCTCGCACCGCCAGGGCCTGATCCTGGCTGGCACCACGTACGGTGTTGAGTGTCTCGTCAGTCGCACGATCCACTATGCGCCAGTCACGTGCGATTTCAGAAGGTCGCTGAGCAACAGATTCGGGTCTGATCTCTTGGAATCCATAGTCTTCAGTGGTTTGTGGCAGGCCTGCGGCTGCCAACCAAAGACCATAGATTCTATTGGCCTGGTCTCTATCGACCGCACGGAATCTAAACACAGGATCAAGATTTTGGCGATCCACAACTGCATAGTTGGCGTCCTCTGATTGACTGGGCATACCCAAACGGGCTTCCATTTCACGTTGTGTGCCTATGTTGGCCCCACTAGGTGTACCTCTGGTTCTCACGCCGTAGAGATCGTGCCGTCCAGCGGCAATGAGATTCATGGCCAAGCGTTGTGCTTGAGCACGATCGGTTATGGGTCGACCATCATGGATAAGATTCACCGTACTGTTGCCAGTGGTTCTGTTGTAAACTTCCCAGGGTCCGGGACCGTTGGGTCGCAGACTGTTGGGCAGGATACCTTGCTCAGCACCGGAGTCTGCTACAGGCCTAGCACCAAACACCAAACGAGCATCTACTGTGCCTATGCCGTGGGGACCAAAATTGATATAATCATCTAATCTTGTGTTTACGTCTGCTTGGTTGCGAGCAGAGAATTCAGTGTCAGGAACGGCCTCACCAGTGCGTCTATCAAACAGTTCATAGGTTCCTGTGCCGGTCTGTGGTGCGTCAGGTTTGTCTGATTGTTCATCATAGGGTCGCAACACTTCAGCATCCATGCGATTCTTATACTCTTGTGAGAACAAGCCCCATTCGGCAGCGGCCTTGTCAATGGCTTCTTCTTTGCTAGTGGCCACAACTTCAACACTGGAACCGTATCTACCAGAATCCTGACCATCTTTGTAAACTTTGTACCACATCTTTTTACCGTCAAACTTGCCACGCTCGATGTTGCGTTGCAACTGTGCTTGTTTGACAAAACTACGCAGGGCCGCTTTGGGAATCTTGCCGGCCACATAGTCACTGAAGTATTTGATGGTGTCAACATCCTTGTTGTTCTCGCTCAACAACTTGTAGAGTTTGGTCAGGTACTCTTGACGATACATCTCGGGATCGAGAGCCGCACTCATGGCCACAGTGAATCTCAACAGGGTGTTTTCAATTTGATCAAATTTTTCGTCCAACCAGTCGCCACCTGGTGAGCGGAATTCAATGTGTCCGTCCTTGACATTGATACTTGTGTACTTGCTGGTCGCACCTGAGTGTATGGCCTTGGTGGCCAATTGATCCAGGTTGCCCTTCATCTTGTCCAACAACTTGGCCGCCTCTTCGGGTTGATCACGCACAATACGTTTCACAATGTCAAATGCACTCTTGGCATAGGTATTACCGCTACGACCAAAGGCGTCCAACACATACTTGTCGCCCATTAATAATGCCAACTTAACAAAGTCCAAGTTTTCTCTGCTGTAGTTGGGCACAGAGATGTTGATGTGCAAGCCGGTGGAATCATTGGTATAGCAACCATACTCCTTGGCCCACTTTTTAACTTTGTTCAAGTCACTCAGTATCTCATCTATGGGCAAGGGTGGTGATACAAACTCCAGGCCTTGATCGTTGGGATCATCTGGCTCTAAACTGCCGTCAGGTTCCACAACATAGCGTATTTGAGTTGGACTGGGACGGAGCACACTACCCGAGTGATAGTTGCCGCTGGCTCTGACATCTCGACCAATGGCATTTTCAAATTCCTGTGCCACATCTTCAATGCTGGCTTCGCCACCGCTTTGGGGGTCGCTCCAGTGTGGCCAACTCATGCTGTAGGCATTTTCAATTTCGCTCATGCGACTTAGATCTGCATCGTCCAACCAGTCGCTTTCGTCATAACTTTCTTGATTTTCTTCACGGAACTCTTCGTAGGCTGATTGATATTGATCACTAACAGGATCTGCATGAACATTGGCAGCATATTCTTCCAGGGCTTCTGTACGTTCCAAATCAGATTTGTCCTCTAGATTCCACTCTGACTCGTCTACGTTTTCTTTAACCCATTGATATATGTATTCTTCACCTTGGCTGTCCCAGTCACTGGCAATCTTTTCGTCCAACCACTCTATGTAGTCCTCTCGCATCTTGTCACGCATCTCGTCGCAACTGCGTCGGCTATTCCAATCACCATCATAGAAAAAGTCATATGCGTCTTGTATGCTACGGCAACGTTGGTCGTAGTCATAGTCAGGCTCCTGGTCAGCATCACCGCTGCCGCCTTCCACATTGGGCACAATCATTTCAAATTCCATGCCCGCGATGGCACCGGTTTTGGCTGCTTCACGACGCAGATTACCGGTACTCATGTTGATTTCAAACAGGTCTTGCGTTTCAAACAACGCAAACTCGGCTGCCAAACTTTCTTGCAAGTTAACAGTTTTCATCAACAGACCTGGCTTACCTTGCTTGTCTGTTTTTAAATTCAGTTTGTTGGCTTCTCGGCCAACTTGTCCTGGCTTGATATCCACAGTCAGAGCCATTGAATATCTTGGATCCCGAGCCTGTGCTTTTGTGGGAATGTAGCCTGACGCTGATTCTTTGATAGAATCTTGTTGGAAGTATTCAGGATGACTGTTGGCAAAGTCACGCATGACGATACCGGCCACAGCATTTGCTTCGTTTTCCCATGAACTGCCAGTGTCGCCTGCATTGTCAGGCAAGGGTTCTGATTCGTGTTGAGCACAATGACACAGTTCATGTGCTGTGGTACGCAACACATCCAACAGATGTCTGTTGCTCAAACTAACATGCAGTTCGTGACGTTCGGGCACATACATACCAAATGAGTGATTTGATTCTGACCAGTCTTCATCATGATGAATGATAATCTCAGGCATGCGTTCAATGCCCAGCCGATCGGCTGTGTGTTGGATAAACTCTTGCACAACTGACTCTGTGTTGACTTCGGTCAAGAACATAGCAGTGGTGGGATTCACACCATCAGGTGATTCCGTTGCGGGCTCTTCCAAGAACATTTTTGTAGTTGGATCCACACCATCTGGACTTTCATACACACCACCTGACCAGGGTTTATGTTTAACAGGTACCAAGGCCTTGGCAATTTCTTGTTGCTTGGCTTTGAGTTTTTCGGCCTGTAGGTACTCGTCACGACTGCGATAAACTTTTTCCTTGTCGGGATCGGCTAAAGGTTTTAGTTCTGATTGGAATGCGGCTCTCATGTCGGCCAGACTGGCTTCATCAATTTCAGCATTACCGAATCCATACACAACAGGTTGTTTTGGGCGGTGTAGTTCAGCCAGACTCAGTTCTAGATCTCTGGCCTTTTGTTTAGCGTCCCAGAGACGAGTGATGTATCCGTTGTTGCGTAGCAGTTTAAACGCAATATTGTCTGATCCAAACTCGCCCTGTTGTTCTAGACCAGTTTGACGCATGGTTTTGATTTTCTTGATCAGGCTGTCCATACGGCCAACGTTGTGTGTTTTCACAGTGTCATCAATACGTGCCGCAAGGTCTTCAAACTTGCTACGTGCGCTGACGTCATCTATTTCGGCTCGATTTCTTTTAGGAACACTCAACCATGAGTTGCGCAACAGGCTGTAAATACCCTGGCTATGATGTGGTTGTCGGGAATCTTGTGCATAAAGTTCAACATCAGCACCGCGTATGCGAATGTCGTGTTCATCATTATACTGGTACTTTTTGGCATTAAATAATTCACGATAAACTTCATCGTGAGCAACATCAGGAATGTCTATCACAATGTGCAGGTCAATGTCTGACCCAGGTGTGTAGTTGAATGCGGCATTGGATCCTGATATTGTGATGTCTTTTACATCCAGGTCAGGCACACCCAGAAACTCCTGAAAGTCCTGGGCAACTTGCATGAGTTTGTCTTTTACTTCAGGGCGAAGATGTTCGCCGGAGTCCCATAACCGTGGATTCAAACGGTCATGGAATTTCACAGTATCGGCAAGATTATAAGAGTCGAGTTCTAGTATATTCATTGAACTCTTATTTACCGTTACTTGCTGTTGGCTACTTTCTTGGGTTTTTTCTTGCTAGACGCAATAACTGTGGCTTCAACAGCGGCAGGTTCAGCAGGTGGGGGCAAACTGGCCACTTGCGCAGGTGATACCACCGAAGTTGCTGGTCCAGTGGCTGGTTCAAAGATGGCTTTGAGATCCCGGAACACTTGTTCTTGTGCATTGCCATCAAATGTGTAAGTGCCTGTGTGGCGCAACAACACACGTTTATCAACCCAAACTTGACCGCCTAGGTCACGCCAGTTTTCACAGAATGTCCAGTCTTCTGAGTAGTAGCGACCTTCACGCACCGCAGTGTCAAAGTAGGTTTTCATGTACTGATTTAACTCTGGAGGCAGGCCAATGTCATTAGCAAATGCACGTACAGCAGGATGACTGTCTGATTTTTCAAATACTTCACGCTTGATCAGCAAAAAGCCTGTGCCTGTCTTGCTTACTTCAACCAGTGAACTGTTGGGATCTTCCACCATGCCAGGAATGCCGTTCACACACCATTTGACCGGCAGGGATTTCATGGGATACAAACCGCCGATGACATCTTTTTGTGCATCCAGCATGACCAACAGGTGCCAAGGCTCCCAGCCAATATCAGCATCAATGAACATCAAGTGTGTGGATTCTTTGTTGTGCAAGAACTTGGCAGTAAGTGTATTACGTGCGCGACTGATTAGAGATTCATTGGTCATGGTTTCCACAGTCCAATCCAGGCCCAATTGACGAGCAGTATTTGACCATTTGATGTAACTCATGAATGTTGATTCAGTAAGTTGACCGCCATAGCATGGCATACAAATATGTACTCGTGTGGTTCTCAAGTAGTCAATGTTGACCTGGATGTTTGTTCCATTGGTTACCGCAGGGTTAGTGGGCGGGGTTGTTGTTGGTTGGGCGTCTGCCATGTTTACTCCATAAAAGTTGTGTATTATTTACAGAGTATAGCACACCCGGAGATTTTTTCCTAGTTATTTTCTGCCAAT